AGATTGAACAGAAATCTTTTCAGAGGGTAATTACACGTCCGTGGCAAGAAATTCAACAGAGGGCCGGGAAACGCCTCAGACGGGAAATTACATGTTGACACGGAAAATATTTTTATTATACTGAAAATTGAGGGGGTGAGAGTGTGGATTTTCAAACAATCGCTCAGTTTATCGGACAAGTAGGCTTTCCAATTGCCGTATGTTGTTATCTTTTCTATAGTAAAGAGAAGGAAGCTGTCCGACACGCGGAAGAGATGAACAAAATGAATGAGGCGCTAAACAACAATACGCTTGCAATTCAGCACTTGTCAGACACCCTTGCGAAACATTGATATATAGGGGGTGGCGCAGAGGACAGGGCCGGAAGCCCGCGCATGCCGTTGTCCGCGGCATATACGCCCCTTATATTTTAAAAAGGTGATAATATGGAATTAAAACCAAATCAGATAATCGCCAAAGAAGTTCTAGACGGTAAATGGGGAAATGGCGCGGACCGGCGCGAACGTCTTACCAAAGCCGGGTATGATTACGATAAAGTACAAAGTATCGTGAACGCGCTTGTATATGGTGAACCCATTCCTGAAGAGCAACCGGCCGAAGAAAAGCATAAACCACTAGAAATTGACTATGACCCAAAACTTAATGAAGGGATTATAGTTAATATAATTGTATAGGGGGATAACAGAAAATGACCATTGCAGAAAGAATCAATTTGCACAAATGCGGGTACACCCGCGCAGAGATCGACGCTCTAGCGAAAGAAGAAAAAGAAGCCGCAAAGAACCCGGAACCAGCGCAGGAAGAAACAAAACCCGCAGAAAACCAGCCGGAAGAAAAAGACCCGGTTTTGGAGGCTATTAAGGGACTCACAGCCGCTATTCAGGCGCGAAACATCCATACAGACACACAGCCGGAAGACAAAAAGGAAACAATGGAAGATATTATTAATCAAGTTTGAAAGGATGATATACAATGAATAATTTTGATATTTCTCAGGTTTCAACAATTGTTAACAATATCATGGAGCAGATGACCGGCCAGAAACAGCAGACCGTTATCACGAACGCGGCGGATTTCGCGGCAGTCGCGCAGACCATGTTGAAAACCGGTTATGATCCCATTATTAACGCGATTTCTCAGGTTTTCAGCCGCTCTATCTTCTCTTACAGAGACTATAAAGCCCCGCTCAATTCTCTGTATATGGACGCGCCCCGGTGGGGAAACGCGGTCCGCAAGCTGTCCCCGGTTGCTATGGAGGCAATCGACAATCAGGAATTTCTGTGGCCCGTTGCCTATGATGCGACGCAGACGGGCAACCCGCTTGGAAATGGTCAGAGCGTTGACCATTACAAAATCAGCAAACAGAACGTCTTGCAGACAAACTTTTACGGTTCTGCGACCTATGCACAGCGCTATACTATCTTCAAAGATCAGTTTGATGTTGCTTTCACCGGCCCGGATGAGTTTGGGCGCTTTATGGCAATGCTTGCCGCGGAGCGTAAAAACGACCGCGAAAGCTATAAGGAAAGCTTGGGGCGCGGTCTTCAGGCTGTCTTTATCGGCGCTATTCTGGCAGAAGGTAAAACGGAGCGAGTTGTTCATCTTCTGACTGAGTACAACGGTGCAACCGGCCTTTCTCTCACTGATGAGACAGTATACCAGCCGGACAACTTCGCGCCCTTTATGCGCTGGGCCTATGCAAGGATTAAGGTCCTTGCTCGTATGTTTGCCCGCCGCTCTGCGCTGTATCAGACTCAGATTACGGGTAAAACGATTCTCCGTCACACCCCCGCAGACCGTCTGCGCGTGGCAATCTTCGCGCCGGTGCTTGAGCAGATGAAGTCCATGGTTCTGTCTACCACCTTTAACGATGACTATTTGAAACAGGCAGAAGTTGAGGCCGTGGACTTTTGGCAGAGCATTGACGCTCCTGACTCTATCAATGTTGTACCTGTCTACACTTCCGCGTCCGGCGCTCTGACAACCGGCGCGGCTCAGACTCAGGATAAGATTTTCGGACTTATCCATGATAAGGACGCTATGGGTTATTCTGATGTGAATAACTGGGCCGCTACAACTCCGCTCAACATTGATGGCGGTTACTGGAATGAAGCTCACCACAGCACCTTTAAGAGCATGTTGGACAATACGGAAAAGGCCGTTGTCCTTCTGCTGGATTAAATAGTTGTCCCCCATTTTGGCCTCGGCTCTGCATTGCATCCGGGGCCGTTTTCATAGGTGATTTATATGTTTGACGTTCATTTTTTCAGAGCTGACAAACTAGTTAATTCAACAAAACAATATCAGTTATCACAGGCAAGCTTGACTTTACGTTGTGAGATAAACTCACCTTGTTCTGTCGTAAATCCTGTATTGCTCATTAATGCGGAAGAGATTGAAGCGTCACATGCTAATGTGTGGGCTTATAATTATTGTTATATTGGTATCTGGGGACGTTTTTATTTTATACATGACTGGGTATTTTCAAATGGTCTTTGGATCGCAACAGCTTCCGAAGATGTTTTAGCAACCTATAGAAGCGCTATTTTATCAAGCGTTCTTTATGTTATGCGTTCAACTTATGACAATAACGGGAACGTTTTATATAATGGGGATATAGCTGACGGAACTTATCCCACAACCGCGAATTCTCCTACTTATCAATCAAGCGCTGTTAATAATCCTTACGCAATAGACGACGTGTTTAATATGAACGGAACTTTTATTGTTGGTATTATTAATAGTCACAGCTCAAACGGCGCAGTTACATATTACGCTTTTAATATCGGCGGGTTCATGGAATTTTGCCAGAAACTATTTTCTTATTCTTCCGGGTGGCTCAATATTAATACTGATGAAATATCAGAAGATTTACAGAAAGCACTTGTAAACCCGTTTCAATATGTTGTTTCTTGCATTTATCTTCCGATAGATCGAACGGAACTTAGTAGTATGGCATATACATCCACCCAAACTATTAATTTTGGGTGGTGGGCCGTTACAATCTTCAGCAATGCTCTACTTGTTAATAGTTCAATGTTTTTAACAAAAACTTCTTCGCTTAGTATTCCGCGTCACCCGTCTGCTAGTTCTCGTGGCTCATATCTTAATCTTTCCCCGTATAGTATTTACACTCTTAGATATTACCCATACGGAACTTTTAACATAGACTCCGAAGCAATAGCCGGGTGGAATACTTTGGATTTATATAGTTCTGTGGATATTATCACAGGAAAAGGCGTTCTTGATATAGCGGTAAACGGACGTAATAATACCATTAGAACTGTGGAAGCTCAAATAGGTGTACAAATTCCCACAGCGTCATTGCAAACTAATTTTCAGCAGATTGTGTCAGGCAAAACCGGCCTTGCGGTGGCGGGCGCCGAATTAACAGGAGCGCTTAATAAAGTACATACAGAGAAGCCAAACCCCGCAGAATACAGCGGCGGGATAAAAGGCTTTTTGGGTTATGCGTGGGATACTACAAAGAGCGTCATTAATGATTTAACAGATAGCGTTAAACAGTCAGGCGGTATTACTCAGGTAGCAACAAATATACTTTCAACAGCAATAGCCGCCAGCACCACAGCAGAAATTCAGGGAATGCAAGGCACCGGCAGTCTTTTTCAAGCGCAAACTCTCACTCTGTCAGGGCGCTTTCTTCCAATTGCAGAAGAGGACCTAACCCACACAGGGCGGCCGCTTATGCAATTGCGGCAGTTGTCAGGCTTGCGCGGCTTTACTGTCTGTAAAGATGGTGACGTTCTGTGTTATGGAAACGACAGGGAAAAAGCCGCTATTAAGGCATTTTTAGAGGGCGGCTTTTTCATTGAATGAGGTGATTTAATGGCATGGCATAATAAAAGGACCGGTGCGTATGACAGAAACAGTGCGGAAGCGCTAGACAATGCACGAATGGCCTATAGTGTTCTCTCTGCGCGCGGCTTTACTCTAGCGGCCTTCTGCGCGTTCTGGGGCAATGTGGAGCATGAAAGCGGCTATAACCCTTGGAGATGGCAAAGCGATTCCGTGTTGCCGTATGGGGACCCCCGCATTGATTATCAAAACGCGCATGCTTATGGGCTGGTTCAATGGGACCCCGCAGGAAAATATATTGACGGAGGCTCTTCTTATTCTGGTTATGGTCCAAACTATTCAGACAGGACCGGAAGCGCTAACGAAGGAACGGCGCAGTTAAATTATCTTGACGCGACAGCAGTTTCCTCCGGTCAGTATTTTCCGAACCCCTCCTATAATTACCAGATCAGTTATACAAACTTCAAAGCCGCAACGCTGGATCAATACAGTATGGAATGGTTGACGCGGGCATGGTTTCATAACTATGAGCGTGGAACATGGAGTAATACCAGAGTAACCGCCGCTCAATTTTGGTATGATACGCTAGCGGGGGAACCGCCCACGCCGCAACCGGGTAAAATTCCTATCTGGTTATTGTTTAAGATTAAAGAGAGGAACAGCAATGTTTGATTATTACCAGACTTCAAATATAATCGGGTCTGCCGTTGTACCCGGTGCGGTTAACGTTCTGAAAAACGCAACGGCCGCGTATTTTGCAAAGTATCTGCTAGAAAAAGCGATTTCCGTTTTTAAGTGGAAACTCCCGGAAACGTGGGATAAAGATTATTTTCTTTATAGTCTCTATGTGAACGGCTTTGTTGGTGTGTTTGACAGCGGCGCAAAATATGGTATTGTCCCACAGTGGGGAACACTCAACGGTTATAACATTTTTTATGCCCCGGCAAAGTTTGTGTATAGCAATCCGCTTCTTGGAACGGGTGAATTAGTAATACATGAACAGTGCGAACTTATTAAATTGCAAGGCAACTATACCGGTGTATGGGATATGATATGCTATTACGCGGGTAAAATGGCGTTGCTTGCAGAGGCCGTTGATATGAACGCAATCAACGTTAAATCTTCAAAAATTTTCTTTACCCGCAATAAAGCCGCCGCAGAGACGTTAAAAAAACTTTTTGACAGAGTGGCAAGCGGTAACCCGTGCGTTGTTCTTGATTCTGACTTGCTCAACGATGAAGGGAAACTAAATTGGGAATGGTTTAATGATAATCTAGAGCAGAACTATATTGTCGATGATCTTCTTATTGATTTGAGGAAGCTTGAAAATGAATTCTGTACAGATTTAGGCATTCCTAACAGCAACACGGAAAAACGCGAACGCATGATAACAGATGAGGTTAACAGCAATAATACAGAAACGGCCTTACGCGCCGAACTTTGGCTTGAGCGTTTGAAAGAGTGCGTGACACGTGTTAACGGCATGTTTGGCACAAAAATCACTGTAGAGTGGAGGCATAATCCAAATGAAAGGGACCTTATCAATTCTGGGAATTCTAGAAATGCACCCGGACCTTCTGGACAATCTGAAAATACCGGAAGGACTTGATGCGGATTTACTGAAAGACAATATTGTAATTGAGTGCGCAGAGTTAGAAGTTCTTTATGCTGATTATTCTTTCTTCGCTTACGCGGTGGGAGTGTGGAGTGAAAAACAGTTGCCCGTCTGGGAGCGCATGAAACGCGCTATAGATCAGGAATATAACCCGCTAGAAAACTATGATCGTATTGAGGAATGGACAGACGCGGAGACAAACGGCAGAACAGCAAACACCACTTCAAGCGGGAACAGCAAAGTTGACAGTGGAGGCAGTCAGAATCATTTTGTTAATGGTTTTAACTCCGGCGGGCAAGTTATGCAATCTTCCGACACAGACCACAGCGCAGATACCACTACCACTAGTGGGAGCGTAAACGGAACTGAAAGCGGCAACCGGAACGCAAACCACAACGGAAGAACGCATGGCAATATTGGTGTAACAACGTCTCAGCAGATGTTAACAGCAGAACTTGATCTTGCGCCCCGTGTTAATATGTATGAGGTTATCAGCAGAGATTTTAGAAACCGCTTTTGTTTGCTTGTATATTAAAGAGGTAATAATATGGCCTTTAAATTCCCTTTTACAAATTATCATGAACTTAACCTTACATGGGTTTTGGATCAGCTAAAATCACTTTTTGAGAAGAGCGAAGAGAACGTAACCACAATTGAAACCTATGATGGCAGACTTTCAGCGGTTGAAGGTGAATTACCGGTTGTAGCAGAAACCGCGTCTGAAGCTTCCCGCGCCGCTGCCGCCGCTGGGACCTTGGCACAGACAGCCAAAGCAACAGCGGACACGGCACAGAACAATGCAATTCAAGCGCAGGGCGCAGCGGGTACGGCCAGACAGGAAGCACAAGCCGCACAGACTTCCGCAAATGAAGCAACACAGGCGGCACAACAGGCACAGGCCACAGCCCAAAATTTTGATGGTAGGATCACTCAGGCTGAAAACAACGCTTCACAGGCGCTTGATAAAATCGGAAATCTGTCAGACCTTACTACAGAGGCAAAGCAGAACCTTGTTGTCGCTATCAATGAAGCGGCGGCTTCCGGCGGGGGCGGGGGCGGTGGCACCACAAATTATAATAGTCTTACAAACAAGCCGCAGATTAACGGCCACACTCTTTCAGGGAATCAGACAGCACAGCAATTAGGTCTTGCTAGATCGTCAGATATTCCCGCAGTTCCGGTGCAGTCTGTCAACGGGAAAACCGGGGCCGTGGTACTGTCTGCCGCTGATATTGCGTATAACTCTAGCACTGTTGCGGTTAAATTGAGCGCTTTAGATACGGACAAAATCAGCAAGCCCGCGTCACCCGCTTCCGGCGCTTTTCTGGTATGGAATGGAACCGCATGGACAGCTCAGACGCTTTCGGTGTGGCAAGGGGGTAATTATTAATGGCAGTTGACAAATTGGTAGACAGTACACAACTTGACGCAGACCTTACTAGCGTCGCAAATACGATTAGAACCAAAGGTGGTACTTCTGCCCCGCTTGCTTTCCCTGCGGGATTTGTGAACGCAATAAATGCAATTCCAACAGGTGGAAGCGGTTTAGAACCCGAAATTGAATTATTAGATACTATTACTATTACAGAACCAGTCTCGCTTGTAGTATGGGATATTCCCGCTTCAATTAATAAATTTTACGAAATATGGTTAATAGGAAACGTGAATCTTTCTGTTACAGACTGGCTTTATGTTGGTATAGATACTATCATTTCATCAACAGCAAGTTATACAGCTAAAGCCGATTCAATTGATCTTGCACTTCATATAACAGCGGCAATCAGAAAAACAGTTAATGATATTTTAATTAGCGGTGTGGGCGCCGGTACTGGTTTCACAGGATCAAACCGTGTAACCACTATAAACTCTGATACGTTGTCACGAATTAATATTTTCCCTTACTCAAATTCAACAACAATTACAAATGGAACTATTAATATTTATGGAAGAGGGTGGTAAAATGAAAATTCTTGACAATGGAGTTATACGTGATATGACTCCTGAAGAGGAATTCGCTTTTATACATAAATCCGACGGAGATCTCACGCCCCCCTCTGATTAAACTTAAATTATGAAAGGACTTGATACAATTGTTTAGATTTCCGTTTTCAAACTATCAAGAGCTTAATCTTGATTGGATTCTAGCCAAGGTGAAAGAGTTTGCCGAACTTATTCCGGGTATGCGGGAAGTTCTGGACAAGAGCGAACAGGCGCTTTCAGATGCTACACAGGCTATTGATACGGCAAATGAAGCTAAAGAGATCGCACAACAGGCGGTGCAGGGTATTGTCGGTCCTAACTCTGTAAATACTGCCGCAATTCAGTCCGGTGCCGTTACCCGTGAAAAGATCGCCAGCAGGGCCGTTGACAGCGGCAGACTAGCGGAAAATGCCGTGTACAGCATTAACATTGCAGACGGGGAAATTGTCTCTAACAAGATCAGAGCCGGGGCCGTTACCACGGCAAAAATCGCTGACGGGTCTGTGAACACTACCAAAATTGCAGACGCGCAGATTACAACGGCCAAGCTGGCAGACGGGGCCGTCACTGCGGAAAAGATCGCCCCCGGCGCTATTCCACAGGCTTCCCTTGCAGATGGATCGGTAACCACGGCAAAGCTTGCAGACGGTGCCGTAACTGCCGCCAAGCTGGCCCCCGGCGCGGTCCCTTCCGTCACGGTTGAAGATGGAAGTATAACAACGGCAAAACTTGCAAACGGTGCCGTAACTGCCGCAAAGCTGGCCGGGGCCGCCGTGAACGCGGAAAAGATCGCACAAGGTGCCGTAACTGACAACGGCCTAGCGGCCGGGGCCGTTACTGCGGCGAAGATCGCAACCGGGGCCGTTACAACGGAAAAGATCGCTAATGGGGCGGTTACCGGGGACAAGATCGCAGACGGAAGCATTACAAACGCTATGCTTTCAAGCAACTTCAATTTTGAAAAGGGAATGGAAATGGACCTTCTTTGGACAAACCCGTCTACTTCATCCCCCTTTCAGGCGCAGACAATCAGCATGACGGGCAACACCAACAATTATAAATACCTGATGCTTCTTATGACAAACCCGAACAACGGTTATTCACTCTTTACCATTGTATCGGGTGGTATCAACTCCGTTGAAAGTATCGGCGGCTTTTCGGAAGCTTCTGCACCTGCAATCTGCTATAGACGTACCGTTAACTTGCTTAACACAATGGCGACGTTCTCAACCTGTTTAGGTAAAAATATTTCAACGGGTATTATTCTAGACTCTCCTGAAGTTATGATACCATTAAGTATTTATGGTCTGAAATAAGAAAGAACCCCGGAAACAATTCCGGGGTTCTTCTTTTAGTAGTAAAGCCTGTAATCAAGAATTTCTTTCTTTTCTTTCAGTCCTTCATAGTATCTGACACACTTCCCACAGGCGAAGGACGCGCCAAACTGCGTGTCCGCTTCAGATACTATGTGTGTTTCGTCCCGCTGGGACTTGTCCGGCAACTGTACCCGGACCTTGAACTTGTACGCCTTTTCCATCAGGCTTCCGGTTCAAAGTCGCAATCAAGCTCACAGTTAACGTAATTGCGGCCGTTCTTGCTTTCGCCTCCGGTGATAATGATCGCGAACGGGTCCCCATCCATGATTTCCACAACTTCAAGAAAACTCTTGATGAAGGTTGCGGAAATGGTTCCGAACTTGTGCGATCCGCTGGTGAAGGTCAGAACGGTCTGATCATACTGCTCAATCGTTCCATCCTGTTTCTTGCGGTCCTTCACCTCAGTGTACAGGGCGTACTGATCGACAGGGATCGAAAGGCCCTTTTCAAGTCCTTCAATCTTCTGGCTGTCGCCCTTAGTCATACGATAGACCTGCTTTTTGTCCTCTGTGTTGATATTGGTTTTCAGAAACGTCATTTTAAACGTCCCCCTTATAATATAGTAGGACTTTGTTTAAGTCCCCCTTACAGCCCCGGAAGCGGTTCCGGGGCTGTGGGCGGGATTTAAGCAAACCAGATAGGAATAATTACACCATTAACCATTCCGCTATACGGTCCGCGGTAAATGTAAAGCTTAACATCTAAATTTTTAACTTTTAATTCGTCAGTAGCCAATTTAGGCAATGTATGAATAATACCATATTTACGAAATACCTTTGCAATATGCCCTTTAGTTGTCATTTTATATCCCCCTTTTATTATGTGGGGCTGTATCACAGCCCCTTATATGCTCCCATTTCTTCACAGAGTTTATAGAGTTGATCGGCCTTTTTCCTATAATCTTCTGCAATTGCATCAGCGTGAATAGCTTCATTATATCTAGCCGCTTCAGAATACACTAAACTTAATTCATTTAATACGCTTGTGAGGTCGTCCTTATTAGCTCTTTTATTAAAGCTGTACTTTGCTGTAAGATCAAGTTCAAATTTCCCTAATTTGATTTTCATTTTGAATCCCCCTAAATTTGTTTTTGTCCTTTGGACAATTGTTATTATAGCAGAAATTTTAAAAAACACAATATGACAAAGTATACAAAATATAAACTTATAAATTGTGCAAAATTTAGAAAGTATCGAAATTTTTTAAAATTTTAGAAATTGACTGCTTACATTCATTTACAAGCTCCAAATATGAGGGGGTTTTATTTAAAGTATAGTCTTGCTCTTCAATAACAACGTTTCTTGTTATATAAATTTTATGACCGTCTACTTCATATTCACCGTAATTCCCATCATTAAAGATTGATCTTGTTTTACCACAGTTATGGAAAATGAACCCGTCTCGGAAGGCTTCCAAACCTCCGGCCGCTTGTAATGCTTCTGCGCCCTTCTTTTTGCCAACTCCCGATACAGTAACGTGTAAACCCTTACTGTCTGTATATGCATATTTCTTTGCTCCCTGCGTGATGAAAGCTGAATATACTCCGTCATCCTCAAACACACCCCCGTAATGAGTTATACCGTGTTTGTCTGTAGCATATAACCCGGACTTAATAGACGCCGCTTTTTGTTCTTCATTGTAGGCCGTAAAATCATGTTGTCCTAAATACTTACAAGAATCAGTGTCAACATAAATCAAACTGTCCCCGCAAATATCAATACCGTGTTGTAATGCGTCTCTGGCATGGGCCGTTGTCCAACACCCGTATTGATACAGGGTAAACGCCCTTTTCTTTGCTATTTCCAGAAGCTCTGCCTCTGATTTGCTGGTATCATCTTCATATAAACAGTCGTTGAATAGAATGGAACCTTTAGCCGGGTTTTGAACGCTCATGCCATAAATTCCATTAAGAAGCTCTTTCGACTTGAGGTAAAAAAGCTCTTGCCCTTCAATTCCTTTAAGCTCTGTTTTCTTTTTAAAATATTCTATGTTGGTATCAATAAGGCCCTGCGGAAGCTTGCCCAGCTCTGCCCTAAATCCTATGGTAACTTCCGCATCAAACGCATATTGTGATATTATAATTTTCCAGTCAATTTCATTTACCACTATACACAATTCAGACGCGGACAGAACCCGGCCATTATCCGCAGATACATCATAACAATAAGAACATTTAGCCGTTGCTATGTACGGAACCGAAATATATCTGTTTCTCAAAGAAATATCATATAATACAACCTCAAACAGTACAGCGTTACCTCTATCTATTAACCTGTCTATCAGCAAACAGGAAGGGGATTTAATCGGTTCAAATTTGGTAATAGGAAATAACTTAGTACATTGTTGCGACGGGTAGCTTGAAGATATATCCATGCTGTAAATAGGACCCTCTATTACCTCATCAGTGTAATATCTGTTAGCATGGGTATTTCCGCCGCGAAATTCCCGGCGCAGAAGTTTAAATACTTCTGGATCAGGGTAAGCCTTCAAAATTTGCGGCTTCTGCGCGTGCATAGCACGTTTGCACTCCCGGCGAACAAACCCCGTTGAGGTTAGAGGCAGAGTGTATAAATCATCTCCGTGCAACTGCATCAAAGCGTGTACAGCTTCCACTAGACCTAGAACGTCATTTACGCAATATGATAATTCTGTATCACTTATTTCTGTCCATGGATAACGGACTTTATCATAATCAAAGTCGTGCAGTTTCTTATGCTCTACATTGTAACGGGAAGTGAAAGCGTCAAGCGACAAGTTTGTTAAACGGTAACTGCATCTGAATTCTATATTGTCAATGTTCGCCCTCAAAACGTGTCGCGGTTCTGTCGGAAAAATACAGTCATTTTCAAAGTGGAAGATACCTGAAAGAAACTGTATTTCATAGCTAAGATTATGCACAAATACAACTGTTGTTCTTCCTCCCGTTACCGCTTTAAGTAGCTTTATAAACTGCTTAAATTCGTCCCATGTTCGTCCTATATATACTGTATCTTCAATGGCAAATTGCCAAATATACATGACAGCCTGTTGTATTCCGGGCACCACACTAGTCTCTATATCAAAGGCGCAGATTTCCTTATTATAATATTTTCTGTGGCCCCCTTGATTTCTGTTAGGGCTGTACAGCATATTAAAAGCCGGTAGATCAGCGATATGAACGTCTTTTACTTTTTTTATCTTCAAGCTCTGCATATTTCTTGAAAAGCCTTTCCCACTCTGCCGGGGTGGATTTTTCATTTTTAACGGCCTCTTCAAATACGTCTTGAACAACTATTTCTTCATACTCAAATTTCTTTGAGTATTCAGAAAGATTAAACCATTTAATGAACTGGTCCCACATGCTATAATTTTCAGGGGTTATATCAACACCGGCCTGTTGTAAATTCTTCATTCGCGCTTCTTTTTGACGCTTTAATCCGCTTTCAAGACTGGTCTTTTTGTTTAAAAACCTGTTCAAGTCTGCTATTTCATGTAGTAATGCTGACGTTGTGGTTAAATTGCGCTCTGACATGAACCGCGGAAGGTCTTGCTTCCCATATTCCCTTGTTATACGTTCACTTTTTAGCTTGCTTATGCGGTTGCGGGCCTTTTTAACCTCTGTCCTATAATAATTCCGCATTGCCGCTTCCGAAATCTCACCAGAACTTAAAAGTTTGCCTAATTGGGTGTAAGTGCTTTGTCGAATAGTAGTAAATACTGCCGCCATTATTGCCACGCCCTTTCAAATTCTATTTTAACGGTGCCGGACTGAAAATATACCTTTTTCCGCAACAGCGCCCCATATATAAAATAATACTGTTTTTGGAATGCTTTGCGCTCTATGGGTAACATCGTGTACTTAACAGTTGCTTTGCTCCCTGCAATAACGTAATATTCGCCGGTATGCTTATGCTTGCATATAGTGCAGTTTCCGATTGATACAATCATATTGTATTCGTTCAATGGCTTCTGTTGGACAAACTCAAAATCAGCGGCGCTGAAATCATTAGAAAGCGCCATTCCTTGAAAGTCTGTGTTCTTGATTACTCTATACAGGGCTGTATTTTTCTTTCGTGCTGATATGGGACTGTCAATATAACGAAATATCGCTATATCATTGTTAAGCACCTTATAATCAATACCGCGTTTTGTCATGCGCTCTAGCTCATCCGTGCATCCCAAAGCGGATATAATACGGGAGTTTAACGTATTACTGTTTGACAGCATGATTACTTTTAAGGGACTTCTGCCGCTTAATTCTCTGTTGCGGTTCAAGCTTTCAAGAGCGTTCGCGAAAGCAAGTTCCTCTTCTTTTATTGGCTTTTCGTGCCGCTCTGGTATGATCTCATCAAAAAGTAAAACTTCAAAACGTTCTGCTGACATACCGCGAATTGAAGCGAACGTTGAAAGCGCTATACCAACAGAAAAAGGTTCTCCCGCCGCTCTGGTTTTGCCTTCTTCATCCGTAACGCCATTATAAAAGCCTACCGTGTATTTACCCATCTTTTCCGCTACAATGTTATATCCCTTATCCGCATTTATCTGGTTATAGGGATTTAGCGCCGGAATAGTAACCGCGTCAAGCTGACTCTGAGTCCGCCTCATATAGATATAAGGTATGCCGCGCTCATATAGGCCGGACATAACTCCGTATGATTTACCAATACCACGCCCCCCAATTGCTAAAACAAACGGGTAAGGGTTTTCTATGATCTGGTCTGCATCAATCCAGCCGCTCAACGTGTACAGATTCTTCACCCTTTTTAACCCCCTTTTCTAGAGCATAAAACCAACAATTCCAACATGTTGTCATTGAACACTTTTCCGAACTAACAAGGCTGAAATTTTGAGGACATACCATACTAACAATATTACGCGCTATATCAGTATGACATGAAATAGGATACGCAGTATCAAATTCACAACTAACAGTCAATCTAAATCTTGACATACTATTTCACCTCATAAATAAAATTTTGTTTTTCCGCTTTTCGAAAACAAGTCCATGAACAAAAATAGAATGTGCCGTGATACCCGCTGAATTTTCCTTTTTTGTAAGTGTATACATTATGCTTATAAACATAAGCACCACGATCACCTACAAAAAACAATTTTCCGCAAACGGGACACTTCATATTAAAAGCCGCCATTCTGTCACCTCCTTGAATCAAGTTTTTACTTTTATTATATCACAGCCTGTCAAGCCCCGCCTTTTCCGTGTCAACATGTAATTTCCCGTCTGAGGCGTTTCCCGGCCCTCTGTTGAATTTCTTGCCACGGACGTGTAATTACCCTCTGAAAAGATTTCTGTTCAATCT